GAACGATCTGCTGCCGGGTCGAGGCAGTGACATCGAACCGCACCGAGGTGTAGCTCGTGTCCAGGAAGGAACGCCGGATTGAGTTGGAAGCGCCCTCGTAGCGGTTCACAGGGGCCGACCGGAACTTGGCCAGGATGTTGTCGAGGAATCCCATCAGGTCATCCCCGTTCTGATGGCGCCCTCTCGACGGAAGTTCGAGAAGTCGCCGCCGTAACTGGTCACAGCGACCAGGACGACAGCCATCATCTTGTTGAAGATCTGGGTGTCGGTAGGGGCGGCGATGCCGTCCTGGCCGAGTAGGTAGACCGCCAGCTCGTAGTCGGCGATCAGGCTTTCCCACATCTCGACCATTTCGGAAGGTGTGGGAGCGCCCTTACCGGGCTCGGCAAACTCGACCGAGACATCCGAGGAAGATGTCGACCGGACCACCTGGCCCGACTCAATCACCGAGGCCGCGGCAATGACCTTCGAGGTCAGGGCGGCCAGCAGTGTGGCGCCACCGAGGGCGCTGTAGACACTGCGAAGATAGGCACGCTTGATTGCGACCGTGAAAGTGAACACCTCGGGCTGGAGGCTTTCACATTTTTTAGCCTGTTCAATGGCTTAGTTAAGACTGGACATCACTTGACGCTAGGTCATTCCAGAGCATCACCATGGCCAGTTGCATGATCTCGCAGTCGTGCAGATGGTCGGGCCACTTTTGGTTGCGCTTCACCCAGACGTGTTTGATCCGGCCGGCTCGGTTGGCTTGGGGCCGTAGCAGGTGAGAGTCGAGGTGGCGCCAGTAAAGATCCGGATCCGCCACATAGGCACCTTCGGCCTGGACGCTGGGCGGCTCTTGGTGCACGCCCCATTCCCGGTCGATGTCGCCCTTTCGGAGCCTGGACAGCATATCCCGGAGGTGCTCGGTGTCGAACACCAGGAGGGGCTGCACCACGTCGGTCCGCATCGAGGAAGACGTCGACAGGCCGAACGGGTGCACCGCCCCGGTGGATGTCGTGAACCGGGCGCCGGTCTCCCGGCCTTTGAGCGGCAGCCATCCGATCAAGGCAGGCTTTCGGAGACCGCCCTCCGGTGGGAACCGCAGGCCGCACGGGTAGCTGATAGGGTTGGAGGTCACCGATGAATAGGCTCCGCAGGCGTCGTAGACCGTCTGGGTATTGAAGCCTGAGTCAATGCCCACATCCATGTCGTGCACCTCCAGGGCCACCTGCACCCGTCGCAGGGCAGCGAAGTCATCGGCGTGGCCGGCAGCCACCAGGGTGCTATTGCCGTCCTTCCATTCCCGGCAGACCCACCACAGGAACGGCGCCACGGCCTGGACGTCGGCGGTAAGGTAGCGGCGGCCTCCGGTGATCGTGACCGCGGCCGATGCCTCGGGTCGTTCCTGCTGTACGTCCTGCTGCTCCCAGGGCTCGGCCAGGTTGCCGTTGATGAAGCCCTGCAGGCCGGCCATGGATGCCTTGGCCTCGATGAAGGCCACGGCCAGGTGTCCCCAGGTGCACTTCCGATCCGGACTGTAGAGGCTGCTGAGATGGTAGGACCGCACGCCGGGCATGGCGTTGGGATTCTCCGGGCGCCATTGGCCGTGCCGGAGGGCTGCCACTTTGTGGGCGTCGGTGATCTTGCCGAGGCAGAGCTGGCAGACGTAGTGCGCGGAGGCCCGGATCTTAGCCAGGTCATTCTTGCCGTCCTCGGTCTTGGCGTCGTCCCAGGTCACCTGGCGCCATTCGAGCTTGATCAGCTCCCGGCAGTGTGGGCAGGGCAGGTAGTAGCGGCGCTGGTCGCCTCGAAGGAAGCGCTGCCAGATCCGGCCTTCGACCACCGTGGGCGTGCTGGTCATGAAGGCTTTGCTACTTGAAAAGCTCTTGAGGCGCTGTTCAGCCAGATCCAGGGCGTCGGCCTCCTTGGCGGTAGCCTCGGCGAACTTGTCGACCTCGTCGGCGATCAGCACCCGTACCGGGCGACTGGCTAGGTTGGCCGGGCTGTTAGATCCGACAAAAGTCAGGGTCGACCGGGTAAAGTTCTGTTCCAGGTTGGTGATCTTGTCAGCCTCGGCCGGGAAGCATTCGAGCATGGTCGGGCTGTCCTCCAGCATGGGCAGCCACCGGCTCTTAGAGAATGACCTGGCCAGATTCTCTGAGGGCATCAGCCACAAGGCCGGGCTGGGCTCGTTTGCGATTAGCCAGGCCAGGCCAGCCATCAGGGTGGTGGTCTTCGATGTCTGACTGCCCCAGCACAGCGTCACCTCGGAGACCGATGGATCCTTCCATGCCTCCATGGGCTCCCGGGTGTAGGGCCGCACCGAGGTGGAGAACGGCCCGGGGTGCTCGGTCTGCCGTTGGGTCAGGCGCAGGTTGGCCTCGGACCATTCGACCACTGTCTGCTGGGGCGTAGGCCGGTACAGGTTGCGCCGGTAGTCGAGCAAGGAGCGCTGGAGGTCGGTCAGGATTTCCATGGATTTCAAAGGCTGCAGCCTCCTTCACACTCAAAGTTGAATGCTGACTGGCCGCGTTCGCTATCGGTCAGGTGAACCTCTTTGAGCGGTCGGCAGGACTTGTGGAGGTAGAGTTTGTCGTTGCAGTTGCGATTGACGACAACACCGTCGACACGCAGAGCCTCGTCTATTTCCACAGCCCTATTCCAACCGTCGGAGTCAGACTCACGCAAAAGCAGCCATTCTCGGTCTGATTTGTATGGGCAGAAGACACAGGCTGAGCGCGGGACTTTGTACGGTATTCCAAAGGCTTCTAACCATTTCACGCAGTCAGCTCTGGTCATCATCTTTTCGCAGAGCGGGAACTCTGGATCTGACCAGTGCGGCGAGTTGGATTTGATGCGAGTGGCTCGACCAGCTTCATCCAAGCTGATTCCAAAAAGCTGGGTCAGCTTGGTCTTGATGCGTTGCCCCTTTTCAAGACCGAGAAGCGTTCTGCGGATAAATCGTTCAATGGGTAGGATCTTGTATTCCTTGGTGCATTGACGACGCATGATGCCAAGCGGCTGCCCTTCATTCTGAGCGGTAAAGGCAGGGATGGATGCGTGCCGTTGACCACCTGAATTGACTCCATGAATCAAGTCGTTACCAAGTAGACCGGCTGAGACGATGTGAATCGTAGGCCCATGAAGACTTTTGAGCCACTCCATGTGGGAATACACTGACTTTGGTTCCTCACCGAGGTCTGCGAAGATGGCGCAATCAATAGGGTCGATTTCACCACGGAGAGCCATCAGGTAAAGCGTCGTCGATTGAACGCCACCGCCTAGGTTGAGGATTCTCATGTTAGGATTTCCATGGGTCGGTGTTGTGCAATGTCTTGAGGGCCACCTCCTGCACCCACCTGGTGAGTTCAATCTCGCAGTGCTCGGGGTCGTGCGGGGCGATGCGGCCTGAGAGCTGTTTCGGCATGGCCTTCAGTAGGGATGCCACCGCCCCGTCGTGCTCCTGCATGACCCGGCGCACCCAGTCGCCGCTGACCAAACGCCGTTCCTTCTCGGCCTGGGCGATCACCTCTTCCCGCGCGGATGTCAGGTTTTTGGCTGCCGCGGCATGGATGGCAACCAGGCGCCCTGCATCGGCCCGACCGCCCCGGAGGGCATCGACTGCCAGGTCGTAGGCTGCACGCTCGATTTGCCGCTGTCTCTCGTAGGCGCCCTGTGGCGAGTCGATAGCCGCGGTGGCTGTGTCGATAGGGTTCGAGGCTTCCGCGGGGCGGTAGGGGCCTTCCTGTTCGATTGCGGTCGGTTCTGGTGTTGGTTGCTTAGGTGAATCTGATTTTCTCTTAGAGCGGATGTTCTGAGAGCGCCAGATGTCGGCAGCCTCCGGGCTGGTCATGGGCATTCCCTGGGCAATAAGCTGGGCCACCCGGGGCTGGCTTATACCGATCCTGTCGCCGTATTCCTTCTGGGTCATGGCTGCAAGGCGTTCTTGATCTCCTCGGGCATCATCGAGTCGGGCAGGGTGGCGGCGTACTGCAGGGCTCGGAACACACCGTCCCTTCGGGAGTCGCCGTCTTTGGGCACGCAATAGGCCGCAAGCTGTTCCGGAGGTGTTCCGCGTTTCAATAGGCGGATGAACCAGGCCACGTTGGCCAATCCATACTGATCGACAAGGAATTTTATGTGGTTTGGCATAAGGTATTTATTG